GGTGGGATGCCGTTCTTAAAGTGAATCGAGAACGAAGGACTCATCCCGTTCTGGATGTTGTTAATATGGTAAATCGAAATCTCTTTATCGAGTTCGATGTAGTTAATAGAACCGATGTAGTCCGGCTTCGGGTAGTAAAACGACCCCGGCGAAAACGGCTTTACGTACATAATCTGCGTAGGGTGGTCGAGCTTCTTGTTTACGTCGAAGCAACAAATCTCTTCCGGCTCTTCGCGCTTATCGCTCCAGTCTTTGGAATAGTAATAGTACTCGACCTTCTCGTCTTCGTTTACGAAGCCGCTACGGACGTTCTCGAAAGGCAAGTGAGAGACGTTTGCAATCGTAGTACGGTCGAGGCTCCAATTCACCTCGAGAGCGAAGCCGCCTTGTATCTTGAAATCCAAACAAGCCTTGCGTAGTTCGTCGTTCAAGTTCCATTGGTCGAAAGCGAGGCGGCCTTCTAAATCGTTAGCGTCGAACCCTTCGCCGTAGATCATCATCGCAATACTCGTAACAAGGGCATTGTGAGTGGCCGAAGAGTGGTAAAGATCCACGAGGTATTGTGGGAAGAGGTTATCATCGCCGTAATTGACGAACCCCTCTCGGTTCGGAGTTTCGCGATACGAACGCTCCTCGTATTTGCTGAGTTGTAGAATTTCCATTACTGGTAGTAAATAACGTTATCCGGGATGGATATAGAAGGAATGTCGTACCCGGTTTCTCCGGTTACCGTAAGCGTCCCGCGTTCAATCATTGCAACGACGGTTGTATCTGTTGGGTCAAGGTTCGTAGTCGAGTTCTGCCCCCATACCTTGTAGCTGTATTGCCCGCTTTCCGTCAACAAGATGTGACCCGCCGTGGGTTGGTTGGCGTCGGTATTTATCGAAATCTTGGTATAACGTGCGTTGTCCGTCACTACGTCAGCGATGAAATAAAACTCTTCTTCGCTTGCCAAGCTACGAAATTCTACGAGGTAATTCGTAAACGCGTCGAAGTCCTTCTTTGCCTCCTGTAAAGTGAGGTAGAAGAACTGTTCCGTTGAGCTATTTGGTAGAAGTGTAATCATATCGAAAAAGAAAAGGGAGGACTAATGCCCTCCCCCGTCCTGTAACCTGTGAACCAAACAAATGAAAATCAGGAACCAGCCGTGAAGGTGATATTCGCGTCCGAAGAAGAAACGAACGGAGCAGGAATAGCCTCCTCTGCTGTCAATTGGATTTGGTAACCGTTCAAGTCGCCCTTCGCGGTTCCCGTGCCGACGGTGCCCCCCGTAGCTTCCGATCCGGTAGTGTGCCCCATCAACATATAGTTATCGTTATTGTCTTGGATGATAACGGCAAGACGACTCTTCAACAATTCGTAAATCTCTTCGTTATCCGTTGCGCCCAAGTTCGGCATAGTCAACTCCAAAACTTGAGAGAAGAAAACCGTTCCGTTCTCAACGGAGGCCGTAACCGTCTGTTGGAATGAACCGCTGTTCTTCGTCAATTCAAAACCGTAAACCGTAATAGCGGCATCCGCTGCAATTACGCCCGAAGTAATTGAACCCCAATCGTCCGCGTCGAATGCCTTGATCCAAACGCGCTTGATTCCTCCGATTTTGTCTTTACAGGGGAAGGAACGCCCTGATACTGTAATACTACAAGCCATGAGTTAGAGGAATTGTGGGGAGGGATTTAAAGCCCCTCCCCGATTCAATTAGGCAGGGATTTCGGTGCGCCACACGGACAAGCCGTCGAGGTCAACCACCTGAGTACCACCGCTGAACTTCATAACGATACGCGTAACGTCGTCACCAGTTACACCAGCCAAATCCAAAACGGACGCTTGGATGTGGTCGGTCAACAAGTCCGTACCGAAGTAGAGGTTGTCAATCTTAGAGCAGAGCAACACGTTGTCAGGCATACCGCCCGGAGTGATGATGTCGTAACCAGCGTAGCGAGCAACCGTGCCATCATTTAAGAATGGTTGGTTGTAAGTAGCTGCAAGTGCTTGATAGTACAACTGAGCAGAGCCACGGCTCATAAAGATTTTCGTGGCAGGATCGCCCGCGATAGCACCGGGGGCACCCTCTGCGCCAGAAGTCAAAATCGCCAATGCATCGAGGATACTCTCAACCCCGGTATCGTCAGCAGCACCGAGAACTGAAGCAGAAACTGTTTCACGGTCGGGTGCACCTGCAACGATTTTCTGAACGATACCATCGAAAGCGGTGTATGTAGCATCTTCTCCCAAATCTTGTTGGTAGTTACCAGCCCAGATGTTATGCTCGATACCTTCGGCAACCTTTGCGGCTACGTATTGAGCAGCGAAAGCGGTAAAGTCCGCAGGAGCGTTAGAAGATTGTCCTCGCATCTGCATACCTTCCCACGTTGCGCGGAGGTCAGCGTTGCAAACTTGCTCGTTTACTTGGAGCGCGGTAGCTTCCAAGACAGCCTCTCCCAAAGTGAGAGAACCTTGTCCGGTGAATTCGCAAGTGGCAGCGGTGATCGCAGCACCTGAGAACTTGCGGAGAACCGCTTTACTGTGTACGTTTTCAATTGTTGAAACGTAACCATTCGCGATTGTGTCCGCAGACAAAACCGCAGCAGCCACGTAAGGACGCGCCGCTTCGCCAGCATATGTGCCGACTGCAACTGTAGCGTTAGCCATTATTTAGAGAATTGGTTGTGGATCGCGGCGACGCGCTCCTGGATTGATAAACTTTTCAAATCGACGGGGGCGGGTGCCTCCATCTTCGGAGCGCGTGAGAGGCTCTTAGTGGCCTGCTTACTCAACTCCGTAATCTTTGCGTCGCGCTCTTCGATTTGTGAAGAGAACTCCGCCTTCGTTGCTTCGATAGCTTCGGCGATCATACCGGCTACCTCTTCGCGGGTCAATACCTCGGAAGATGCTTCGACCTCTTTCGGCTCTTCGGACATCTCTTCTTCTTTGTCCTCTTCCGCTTCAACTTCAGCTTCGGCTTCAGCCTCCTTCACTTCGGTAACTGCACCCTCAGCAACGACCAACATAGAGCCGTCTTGCAAAGTGTACTCACCATCGGGGAGAGGGATTTGTTCGCCTTCGTCATTTACTACGAAAACAGCAACACCGACCGCGAAGGCTTCCGCATCGGTTTGGATTTCTTGCCCGCTGTCCAGCGTAGCAACTGCAAATTTTACCTCCGCATTCTCTTCAACGGACAGCTCGACGCTGTACTTATCGAAAATTTCGGAGATGCGTTCTTTTAGTGTCATCTTCGAGGAATTTTTTATATAACGGTTTACGAACCTTGTTCCTTACTCAATCGCTCCTCCAGGTACTCGAGTGCCATCTCGACCTCTACCGCCCAAAGCAACTCTAACTCCGTGAGTTTGGACTTCGCCCAACGTAGCCCGGCCTTGCCCCCCCACAAGAGGTAAGAAATAGTTCCACATTCGGTTGTGGAATTTGGATCGTAGTATTCTTCCGCCCGTGAGAGGTACGAATACATTCGCTTAATGGTCTCTTCGGAGATGGGTTCGCCGTTGGCGAGTTGTTGCGCTCGTACCTTGCCCGTCTGCGTAGCGCATTTGTTGCCTTGGTTCTCGTTCAATTCGATGCCCCTCTTGGCGTTGTTCTTGACCGCGTCGGGGTAATCGGTATACGACTCCATATCTACGCGCTTTCCCTTCTTGTATCGCTTGTCCTCCTTTACGGTGGCGCGGCTCATCTCGTACTTATTGGCAAAGTACCCCTCGATAGAGAAGCCCTTAACGCTGCCTTCCTTTACGAACTTCTCCCAGATAGCGTCATTCTCCACCTTCATTGAGACCATCCAAGTACCAACAGGAACTTCAAGCCCGTACATACGGGATTTATCTTGCTGGCCTTCTACGATCCAACTCTCTACGACGTGCAAGCCGTTTATCTTGTGTTCGTGTTCAAGGGTGGCGTTCGCTTGGTTGCCGTTCTTGAAGTAAAGCTCCATCGCACGTCGGACGGTCTTCTTTGAGAAGTAAACGTAATACTCTTCTTCCCCGTTTCTGCGGTAAATAGGCTTATCGGGAATGAGTGCCGCCCCCATTACGATGCGCTTCTCTTCGTCCTGCGTCTTGAATTGCAAGAGTTGCGCGTTCATCGCTATGAAGTCCGATTCGATAGCGGGTTGTTCTACCAGTGATATAGCGTCGATTCCGTAGAGTTCCGCTTCTTCGTCAATTACGAGTTCTAAAATATTCATCCTACAAGGGTGGCTTGGTCGTTAATGCGTTGGTTGGCTTGTTGGGCGTTCGATACTTCCGAAGAAACGACGTAGGTACGGAAGCCCGTTTGCCCTGCTCCCGCCCCTAAAAAACCGAGGTCGAGTTGTGGGGTAGTGGGTGAAGGTGGCTCGGTGAGGTTCGGTCGGTTTACGCTTGACGCTGCCCCACTAACTCCCGCGCTAAACTCCTGGCGGCGTATCGTCGCTATTTGCGCGGCTCCTGCTGCCCCGGCTGCTGCCGCTGCAATGAATCGAGAACCCGGGAAGGTTGCGTCTTTTGCAAGTGCAGATCCTACCGCCTCTGCCGTGTTCATTATGGTTTGGACAATAGCGAGCTTTTTGCCGATTTCAAAACTGCGCTTCGCTCTCTTCTCTTCATCTTGGGTAAAAATGGTATTCAAATCCCCGATGAAACTCAAAGTCATTTGAGCAAATTCTAACGCCTGCCTACCTACTAACTCCGCGCCGTTTGTAAAGTCCTCAAATGTCTCACCTTGTAACCTGCGCTTCTCTTCTTCCGCTGTCTCCGTTCCGAGTACTTGTTGGGCAAGGCTATTGTTGTTTATCTGTAACGTCTTCTCTTGCGTCTCCGTCGTTACTTGCAAGGTCTTCTGTTCGGACTCTATGCGCTTCTCGTTTGCTTCGGCGGTCGCCTTCATTAGGTCGATTTCCGCTTGTGCGGCTTCCTTCGCCTTTGCAATCCCTTCAGAACGTAACGAATTGAGTTCCGTTTGCAGTCGCTTTTGAGTACGGAGGGAAGCCGATTGTAAATCAAGTACCGCCGCTTCCGCTTCGGCTACCCGGTTGAGGTCTTCTTCGAGGCTCTCACCAAGGGCGACTTGTTCACGTGCGATACGCGCCCGCTCTTCTGCGAGTCGGAGTTGTTCGTCTACGGTCTTTTGTTCAAGCTCTACGGCGCGTTGTAAGGCATCAATCCGCTCCTCTACGGTCAACGTATCATCCTCCGCCAAAAGCCGCGCTTTACTTATCTCCAAATTGGTGGCCGCTCGCGCTTTGGTGAACTCCCGCTCTTCATCCTTGAGGCGGTTCATAGCTCGCTCCAAATCGGACGCCGCTTTCGTCTCTCGGATTATCTCGTCCGTGATTCCAGTAAACGAGGCTTTCACATCTTCCAACGCTCCGGAGAAGTCCCCGGTAAAGAACTTGACTAAAGCACCCCCAATCTTGGAAACACGATCGCGCAAAACATCAAACGCAGCACCCAGGGCAGCCGTTGCTACCTTGAGTTGTTCCGCTCCTCGCTTGGTCGAAGTAAAGTAAGAAACAAGCGTACCAATTGCCACAAGAAGAAGCCCGATGCCCGTAGCCGCGAGAGCCACTTTGAACGACTTCAAACCCGTAACGCCGTTCTTGATCCCTCCGGTAAGATTGCGGAAACCGGAAACGGCTCCGCCCGTCATCTTGTCGAGCTGGTTGGTAAGTCCCGATACCGCTCCGCTCGTTCCCTCTACGCCCGTTTGAACGTCTTGAATTGCGCTGTTTACGTTGCCCGTATCCGCGCTAAACTTTAAAACGTAATCTTGCTGAGTAGCCATGAGCCAATTTTATAGATGACGAATCCAAGCGCGGAAACGTAAACGAGAGTCAAGAACCAATCCAATACCTTAAACCAAAGCGGGACGCGAACCCGCTCCCCTTTGGCCTGTAGCAATTGGATGGCCTCGCCTATATAACGGTGATTATCGAGATTCCTCATTG